TTTGATTCACTTGATGGAACGTATCAAAAAGGAATATACAAAGAAGAGGGTGCAAGTCTTTATGATTTGGCAACAGATGTATTCATTGACGGTGGTGTAGACGTAAGAGATTTTGAAATAGATCCGTATTTAAAGAATATAAGGGTTCACAACCCTATTCCCTCCATAAAACATAAAGAAGCATTACAGCTTATAGCGAATGCAGGAAGGTGCATACTGTATCAAGATAGGTATGGGAAGATAATACTAAGAAGTGACTTTATGCCGGAAATGTCAGCAACTGCAGAAGATAAAACAAGATTTTCTAAATTGGAAAACTTGCTACAGCCTGATACGAAAAGCCATTATGCGAATCTGACAAGGGATTATACAAGAGCAGATGGCAAGGCCTACTTCTTGCCTAAGGGTAATGACTATTTGAATACCGGGTATATAAGTGAATCTGTATCAGGCAATGATGGTAGCTTTGTAAATACTCCTACCGTAACAGTGCAGATGGAGCATGGATTCACTGTGTATGGATTGAGAATGCTTTTTCATGAATACGCTCCGGAGAAGATGTCTTTAGCTTTTTACTACCAGGGCAACCTGCTTGATACTATGGAAATCGATAATGCGGATTTAGATTTCAAAATACTGCAACAACTACCGTACATGGATAAATTGATTGTATCGTTCATTAAGCACAGACCAAATGCAAGAGTAGTTCTTGATAGCATAATATTTGGTGATATGACGGACTATCGCTTTACATATGGGGATGAGTTAAAAGAATACCCGGTAGGAACTATAAGGGAAAAAACTCAAAGAATAAGTATAGTAACCAGAAAATACAATAAAAGCAATGAAGCTGAAAAAGAGCTTGTACATGAGAAAGTCAATCAGACTGAGCAAGAAAAAGAATATGAGTTTTATATGAACTCTCCCAGCTATGGCTATAGAGCAAGTGCAACAGACCATAATGTGGAGATTATAAAAAGCTCATGCTATATGGTCAAAGTAAAGGTACAGGGTGCAGGCCTTGTGGATCTAAGCATAACAGGGCGTGAATATCTTGTATCGAACGGATCGGTTGCAATAGAAGTAAATCCGTCAGGAAGAACTTTAAAGTGGGAAAATCCTTTGATATCAACTGACGAACATGCTATCAAGGTGGGTGAATGGATGAAGCCATTCCTTGCGTCAAATAGAGACTATTCATTAACTGATAGAGGAGAGGTAAGGCTTGACGGAGCTGATCTAGCTTACTTAGATAGCAAACATGAAAAAGATATGCTTATAAAGCTTACAGACTACACTATGAATTTTAACGGAGCCTTTTCAGGAAGTGCAAAGGGAAGGAGGGTATAAATGTGGGCAAAGCCTAAAATAAACTGGGATATAAGTTCAAGATTTGATATGAGAGACTTTAACAGGATAAAGAATAACTTGGAGTATCTGAAGGAATTGTTTCTTACATTGTATCCGGATATTGCCTGGCAAAATATGGAAGCTGACAAAGGTTACACGGACTACCCGTATGCCGATGATATTAACAAATTTGAGGATAATTTGGATACTTTAAGCAGTAGCTTTGCAAATCTTGATATCGGTAATAAAAAGACCTTTTATGAAAATCAGCCCTTTATAGATTTTATTGAGCTGAATAGGATAGAAAAAGGTATTCAGATGTTGTATGAGCAACTATACGGTAGCTCTCAAAGTAGACCTATGTTGCAAATCACTTTAAACGGAGGAATATTTTAATGGCTTTAAAAACTAATTACAAAGATGCCTTATTTTCAGGGGAAAGGAAATATCAAGAGATTTTTAATCCTGACGGCACAAAATCCTTTACGGATAGAACAACCTATACAACTCCAGGCGATCGCTTCGGTGCAAACGACATCAACGCTACAAACTCTGCTGTAAATGCTCTGCAAGGATTAAAACAAGTGCTTGTAGACGTGAGTAAATGGAGCGATACAGCTCCTTACGCGCAAGAGATAAGTGTACTGGGTATAACATCTGCAGATTCTCCCACTGTAGGTCTTTACCTATCGGGGCAAGAATCAGCGGATGCCGTAAAGGCAATGAACAAAGCTTTTGCTAGGGTAGATTTTGTGGAAACTCTAAACGGTAAAATAAGAATTAAGTGCTTTGATAAAAAGCCGGCTGTGAGCTTTTGGATAGGGCTGAAGGGGGTGTAATTGTGGCAGTATGCTTAATAAATAAGTCAGGTGGTGGAGTATCTTCGGATGATGTTACTGCGAAGAGAGAGCATGTGGTACAAGGATTTACCGCTCTTACGAGCGACAGCGGTGACGAGCCTACGAATGGAGCGTTGGCCAATAAGGGGAATGGCGGAGCTCCCAACGGAGTTATTTGCCCGGAAATGTTTTACTATACGCCCGAGAATGCATACGTTACAAAATTTGATGCAGGCGCGTATTACAATGCAGGCGAAAGAGGTCAATGGAAGCCATATGTAACTGTGCCTGTATGGATGGCTAAGCAGGCAACAAATTATCACCCTGAAAAAACTTTGTCCGACACAGTAACTTGTCAAGAGCAAGGTACTGTCAAAATGATAAATACACAGGATAATAATTATAGGATTAATAAATCTGCTGCCTTTGGCATAGACTGGTGGTCAGACCCCAACAATCCAGTTTTTTGGGTTGATTTCCCACATGGTAATGGTTTTTATCACAGATCTGATAACCATCCGCATACTTGCATAGATGCGGTAGCACTGGGAGACGTAACAGCAGATAAGGTCATGAGAGGCTTTACCGCGACAAGCAAAAACGGCGTGAAGTTTGCAGGCACGATGCCCGATTATTCTACCGGTAGAACGGTTTTTAATGGAGCCACCTTTGATAACACTCTTTTGTCAGGGGTGGCTGATAAAGGTTTTTATGTTTATAGAGATTTATATTCAAAAAGCCTCGATAACTCGTATAGATATTCTGGTATTTATGATGGTGGCATAAATCTTAATCTCAGTACTGGAATTCCGTCTTTAAGAGGGCGTTATATTGGCTGTATATTTTCACAATCAGTAAATCTAACGCCCTTTAATCGAATAGACGTGTATTGGAGATTTCTTGGTGATGTTAGAAACGGAGGTTACATAAATCTTTCAGCCGGTGTGTCAAAATCTAGTTCGTTACGCAGAAGTGGTATGCTTTTAGCAAATGGAACTGGAGTAGATGGCTTTACCGACCAATCTGTTATTACAAATGAAAGTGCACCGCAAGTTACTAAAAACGGCAAGATGGAATTGTATGTAGGCGGTATAAATGAACAAGCATTTTTATATATATTCACATCTGCCAATATATCAAGCAATAGAGATTTGATAAACGGTAGGATACAAATTACAAGGATAGACTTTTTAAATTAGGAGGTAGTCCAATATGAAATATACAGTCATATACAGAGATAACGGAGATGTGCTGGCGGTGGTGTCCGAGCAATCGGACTTGAAAGCTTTGAAACTTGGTACTTTTGAAGTGCCTGACGGGCATATCATTGACAGCATAGATGTCAGTAAAAAAGAGCATACGGCAGTATCTCACGCAACTCCGATGGCCGACATGGCCAAACTGCATGAGGAGCTTGAGGCGACAAATAAGCGACTTGAAGAGCTTAACCGCAAAAGGTCAGAAGAAACGGCAGAAATGAGGGCGGCTATACTTGCAAGTGCAACAATGATAGCAGCTATTGCACCGCCAAGTGGAATTAACGAAGAAGAAAATTAAGGATGCGTATGCATTCTTTTTTATTTTTGAAAGGAGTAAAAGAAATGAAGCCAATTTACGACATATTTGCAACATCAATTATTAAGGGAGAGACAAGATACAAAGATGTACTTATCTTTTTCAAAAAAGGTGTTAAAAAGTCACTTATAGAAAAAGGGCATCCTGAGCTTGCGAATGACGATGCGCCACTTGCCACCCCGTCAAATGCGACACATTCGGAGGAGTAAAAAAGTGCTTTTATTAGACTTAAAAGAGGTTAGCAGGGTGATACACACTATCACCCCTTTTTTGACAATCCTGAGTGTAGTAGTGGAAGTTGCTCCGATAAAAATAAATCCGTGGACTGTAATCTTTAAATATGTTGGCGGTATTATAAACCGTGGGGTATATAAGAAGCTTGATGCGATAGAGGGAGCGACGCAAAGGAATGCTCAGGCTATAGAAGATGTAAAGACAGAAATAGAGTCAAGATTTAATGATTACGATAAACAAGATAAAGAGCATCAAGCTGTAGGCATGCGAAATGAAATTATAAATTTTGCTGAAAATTTAAAGCTTGGCAGGATTTATTCAGAAAAACAGTTTGAGTATATACTTGATGTTATATCTAAGTATTACATTCATTGTGATACTTATAAAATCAAAAATCATTATATTGATGAAGCACATGACTTCATCAGAACTGAAGCAAGAAAGCAATATGAAGAGATTAAGAAAGGGCATAGATAAGATGAAGAGTGGATATTTTACAAGATGGGCAAAGGCAGCAGGAGTTAGAGCGGTAAAGACTATGGCACAGACGGCAGCAGCTGTCATAGGAACTGCATCTGTGGTGAGTACAGTAGACTGGAAGCTTGTGGCAAGCTCAGCAGTGGTAGCCGGTGTTTTATCAGTGCTTACAAGCATAGCCGGACTCCCGGAAGTGAAGACAGAAGCGTAAAGCAATAAAACAGTAGAGGGCGTTTGCCCTCTTTTTTTTATAAGCAGAAAATCACATAAGTTGTTTAAGAAGGGAGAAGAAGAATAATATGGATAATGCGTATAATTCCGGAAAGAAGCTTCTTTGTGGAAGCTATACAGAGTACACACCATCCGGTAAAGGGAACTTTGTAAGAATGGGGTGTTGGGGCAAGGAGCCAAAAGTCGGGGCTATACCTTACTTTTACAGCCCAAATATGGGACGTGTAGCTCATGTTGGCGCAGTGATAGAAGTAAATAAAAAAGGCGATGTATATAAGATAAAGACGGTTGAGGGTAACACATCTGCAGGCTTTTTCAATCGCAACGGCGGTTGTGTGGCCATAAAGACATACGAATTTACACTTGATCAAATTGGAGGGAATAATCGCATAAATGGATTTGGCTATCCTCTTTTTGACGATGATACCTGTACAGTAGAAGATTTTATAGATACGCTAAAGGGTGAAGTAGGGTATGTAGAAAAAGCAAGTAATAAAGATTTAGAAGGCAAGTTAACAAATCCGGGAGATAAAAACTACACGAAATACGGGGCATGGTACGGCGATAATGGAGCCTACTGGTGTCAGCAGTTCATATCATACTGTGCCTACAAGGCTTGTAAGAGACATAAAAGGGAAGAAGCCACAGTATGGGAGTATATACAAGGTAGATGGAAGTACAAGCTACACGGTCAGTATGTAAAAGGTCAATGGCTTGAGATTGCAGGTCGCTGGTATGTCTTTGATGAAGCCGGCAATGCTATAGAAAAGTGGTTCAAGCAAGATGAGGATTGGTATTATTTAAATCCAACGGATTGTGCTATGCTGTCAGGACAGTGGCTACAGATAGATTATGACTACTACTATCTGACCAAGTCGGGAGTGATGGCACGTAATACATATATAAAAGATACTCAAAGAAATGTTTATTGTTGGGTAGGAGCAGATGGCAAATATTTAAAAGAGTATGATACGGCTGCACCAAATATTGATAAATACGGAATAGCGGAGTAAAGAAAAGGCAAGGAGTCAAGTCCTTGCCTTAAAGAAACAAAAAATATGATGTCTAATAAATGTCTAATATAATAGGAAGAAAGTCAGTATTTACGCACTATTTACTCAAAAAAAAGCAAGGACTTAAAATCCCGGGTGTAATAGCTAAAGCCATGGATATTCTAAAGAAGGAATCAGATGAAAAAATGGCAGGTTAGCGTGTTGCATTTTGTGTTGCATAGTTGTGAAAAACAAGGTATTTTAGAAGAAAAATAAATCTTTTAAAAGACAAAAAAGAACGCTAGATATGGCTTATTTCCTAGCGTTCTTTGAAAAATACGATTTTATCGGGTTTTGTAAAAAAACTGCGGGTGACAGGACTTGAACCCATCGTATACCCCTTTAAAGCCTTGATTTTAAAGGGGTTG